CACCGACCACCGACCCAACCACCACCAACTAAGGAACAGACATGGCAAACAACGCCTTCCTCACAGCCAACTCGTACCTCGGAATGGTCATCGAGACCACCGAGGGAACGCTCCCAACCACGGGCACGGCCTACTGGCTCCCCGTCACGTCGCCGCAGATTACGCCGAACCAGATGTTCCTGCGAGACGAGGCACTTCGTGGATCTCCCACGACGGTCTACGACCAGGTGCAGGGTGTTCGTCACGACGAGTTCGAGTTCAAGTCCTACCTGTTCGCTGACACCTTCCCCGTTCTGGTGCGCTCCATCCTCGGTGGCTCAGACACCAAGACTGGCTCAGGCCCCTACACCCACGCCATCAAGGTTTTGAACAACGCCGCTACGGGCTCACAGCCCCCCACCTACTCAATCCTCGACTTCGACGGTGCGAACTACTTCACCGTCTCGGGCGCACAGGCCGACTCACTGGGCATCACCTTCGGCGCTGACGCTGCTGCCGAGGCGACCATCAAGTACCTGGGCAACCCCTATGTCTCCTACACCTCGGCTCCCACGGTGTTCGCCACCCAGAGCCTCTCGACGGAACACCTGATTCCTGCTTGGAACACTGTCGTCACCATCGGCGGCACGACCTACAGCAACGTCTCGACGGGCGAAATCACCATCAACCGCAAGACGCAGGCCATCTTCACCCTCGGCACTCAGGCTCCCTACAACCTGTTCGCTGGTCCCATCGAGGTCACGGGTAAGTTCACGTTCGTCATCAACAGCACCTCAGACGTGTTCTCGACGGGCTCAGGAGCCTACGGTCTGACCCGTTCGCCCGAGGCCATCGTCGTCACGCTGACCGACCCCAACGACCAGACCTCCAGCACCAACCACTCGGTTTCGTTCACCATGTCGGCTGCTCAGATTATGAACATCAAGCGCACCCGTGGCAAGGAGTTCACCGAACTCGAAGTTGAGTTCACGGCCAACGCCAACGCCACGGACGCAACGACGGGATACTCACCTATTCAGGCGACTATCATCAACGGCGTATCTGCCTCGTACTAATAACACCAAAGGGGAAACATGCCTATCGTCCAACTACCAAACAACCAGTCAGCAGTCATCTGCGCCCGTGAAGAAATCACCGAGCGAACCACTCGGGCCATCTCTCGTGCGTACATGAAGGCGGCTGGCACGGCTGCGAAACTCGCCAACCTCGGCTTCGACGACAAAGACCCCAAGACGTGGGGCATCTTCGCCGACATCTCCGAGGACGACCAGGCGAACCTCGACGGCTATCAGGCGCAACTCATCGTGGGTCTGGTGAAGCAGTGGACGCTGGGCGAACTGCCCACGCTGGAGAGTGCGTTAGACCTGCCTAAAGCAACGTTCGACGCACTCTCTGAGGCGTGTGCCATCGAGTTCAACGGATCTAGCGTGGACACGGAGCCAGCGATAGACCCTTTAGTCCCTACCGCCGACTGAGCAAACTCAAGGCCGCCCTCGAAGGCAAGTCCACCGAGGTAGACGCTGAACTGCTCGCCCTCTATCGTGAGCATCGGTTCCGCAAGACCTACGGCGGCAGTCACGAGGACTTCCTCAAACAGCCTCGGCAGGTCACAGACTGGCTCCTCGCTATTGCTCGCATAGAACAGGAAGCCCAGAATGGCTAACGGCATCGAGGTCAATGACGGGGGATTCCTCGACGCACTTCGCATGGACAAGAAAGCCGTCGGCGATGCGGCGCAACGCTTCGTCCGTCAGGGCGGTGAGGTCATCGCTGGCAACGCTCGCAAACAGTTCATCGGTGGCAAGGAAGCGCAGGCCACTGACTCATGGCGCTCGGACGCTTGGCCCATCCCCACTCGTCGCACGGGACAACTACAGAACTCCATCCGAGTCTCTAAGGTCTACAAGCAGGGCTCGTTCTGGGTCTCAGAAACAGGCCCCACAACGGTCTACGGGCGCAGAGTGGAACTCGGCTACACGGGGACAGGTCACTTCCCCTACTACACCACTCGCTCGTTCCCGTACATGCGACCAGGACTCGAAGATTCCAAAAACGAACTAACTCGTCTCTACGCATCGCTCATCGGATCAGCACAACAACTCTAAGGGAAGCCCATGCCTCTATTACCTCCAGTTATCGCCACACTCCTCGCTGACACGAAGGAATACATGGCGAAGATGGACGAGGCCGAACACAAGATGGGCAAGTTCGGCGCTGCGTCGGACGTTGCTGGGGCAAAGTTCAACAAGTTCGCTAATCTTGCTTCGGACGCTGTTATCGGAGTGGGCGCAGCCATCACTGCTTATGGCGTAGACAAGGCCATCGAGTTCCAGAAGTCGCTCGACGCACTCCAGAACCAGGCAGGCTACACCGCCAAGCAGGCTGACGAGGCTGGCAAGTCCATCCTCAACATCTCCAACGCCACGGGCATCGCCTCATCGAACATCGCCAGCGCCTACCTCCAAGCGGCAAAGGCTGGCATCTCGCAGGCCCATGCGCAGCAACTCATCAACGACGCAGCCGAAACCGCCGTCATCACGGGTGGCGACGTGACCTCGACGACGCAAACTCTCATTGGCATCGAGAACCTGCAGATCGCTAAGGGCATGAGCGTCGCTCAGGTCTCTGACCTTATGGTGATGGCGAACAAGCGTCACGTCGGCTCGCTCGACACCCTCACCTCGGCGCTGACGGGCAAGGTCGGTGGCGCACTAGCGGCGGCTGGCGTGAACCTGGCAGAAATCGCCGCAGTCTCAGAAGTGGCATCTCGGGCTGGATACGACAGCGCCAAGTCCTACACCGCTCTCGCCACGGGACTGAACAAAATTGAGAGCCCGACTGCTAAGTCCGCTAAGGCTATGGGGCTCCTCGGCATCAACGCCCAGACCCTCGCCACTACCGCTCGCCACCCTGGCACGGGTCTCGTGGACGTGCTGGAGTATCTTGAGAAGGTATCCAAGCGCACGGGAACCTCGATGAACACCCTCATCTCGGGAACGTTCGGCCCTGGCTCTGTCGGCATGGTGACTGACTTGGCAAACCACATCGGCACGTTGGCTGGCAACGTCAAGGCTCTGGGCGGCGCATCTGGTGGTGGTCTCCAGTCTGCGTTCTCTGTGGCCTCGAAGCAACTCGACGTTCAGATGAAGATTATCGAGCAACGCCTCATCAACTCGGCGACTATGTTCGGTCTGAAACTCATGCCCTACGTCGCAAACGCCGCCAACGTGCTGACAAACTCAATGGACTACCTCGCAAAGCACCCTGCGGCTGTCGGTCAAATCGGCATCGGCATCGCTACCGCCCTCTCGGGTGCGCTGGCGTTCAAGGCTGCTGGCGTAGGTGTGACCATCGCTGAAGCGTTCGGCGCAACCATTGCAGGCGGCACAGCCCTCGTCATCGGTGCGGCAGTCTCGGCAGGTGTTCTGGGCGCTCTGGAAATCTGGAAGTACGGCAAACAGCCCGAGTCCGATTACCTCAAGGCCCACAACGAACTTCAGCGCAATAAGGCTGGCGGTATCTACGACATCGCCGCTCTGGTGGTGAACACCATTACGAGCGCCGCTAACCACGTCATCACGAAGTTGCCAGGCAACCCCTACATCCCTGCTCTGCCCATCCTCGGGTCTACGGTCACGAACAGCACTCAAGCACCTGGCATGCTCGGCAACCTCAGCCCACTCTCGCCAGGCTTCAAGGGCAAGACGACCATCAACGTCACCGTCGCCCCGAAAGGCAAGGCTAAGTCCTAATGCCGACCTTCGATAACACCTCGGGTCAAGACGAGACCATCAACATCAACATCGACATCGACGCTATTGTCGCTGAGTTGGTCAAGCACCCCACGTTCATCAAGGCCATCGCCCTGCACATCCGCACCGCTCAGACCAAAGACGTGCGCCGCATGGGCAACCTGTACGGCTCTAAGGCCGACAAGCCCAAGCCAGCGCCGACCACGAAGCGGAGACTGTCGTGACGCTGAACTCGCTCCCCGTCCTCGATGTCTGGATCGCCTTCAACCCCACCGAGGGCGGCGCATCCCTGACCAACGCTAACCAGCAGGCCCTACCAGCCTCGGGCTCGTCGAACTCGTACTGGACATGGATAGGCAGTTATGTCCGTGACTTCGCCACCAAGTCAGGGAAGCAGCACTACCTAGATCGAGTGGAAGCCACCACGCTTCGCATGACGCTCAACAATCGAACGGGCTTCTTCACGAACGGGTCGGTGAACGGCACGTCCTACACCATCGCCCCTCGGATGCCCATCGCTGTCCAGGCAACGTGGAACTCGACGACCTACCCAACGTTCTTCGGCATCATCTCCAGCGTCACGGAGAAACTCGCCGACGCTCTGAACTCCGACCTCGACATCGAGGCCAGCGACCTGCTGCAGTACCTCAGCCTCAAGTACCTGCACCGCCCCTCATTCTGGGAAGGCTTCGCTACCTCGACCTCGACGGCTAGTTGGTATCGCTGCTCGAACTACGCCCTCGCCACCGTCACCTCGGCAGTCGCCAACGGCACGAGCATCACCTATCAGATTGTGGACTCCAGCGTGAACTTCACCACGGGGCAGAACGTCACGGTCACGGGGCTCTCAGGCAACACCTTGCTCAACGTCACGAACGTCACCATCACGGGAACCACGGTCTCGGGCGGTATCGTCACGGCCTTCACCGTCGCTTCCAGCCTGCCCAACGGCACGGCGGCGACCTCATCAGGCGTGGCCTACATCACTACGCTCCACGACTACGTTGGCAGTTCCCCTGGCTACTTCCTCGGACAAGTCTCCTACCCTGACAACGGCGTTCTCATCTACGACACCGACGGCTGCGTCAGCCTCTCGGGAACCTCGAACGTCGCCACGGGCTTGCTACAGTTCAACCCTGCTGGCGGCCCCGACTACGGCGGCATCGACTTCTGGATTCTGGGTCAGCAGGTACAGGGCAACACCCTGCTCCAAATCGACTACGGCTCACCAGTGAACTACATCACCCTCGGCATCAACACGCAGGGCTTCATCCAAGTCAAATACAGCAACGGTACGCCCACGGTGGTCGGCTCGCAGGTGAACGACGGCTACTGGCATCATGTCGGTCTTGCCACCCTCGGCTCGGGCTCCTCGGGAACCCTCTACCTCTACTGCGACGGCGTGTTCACCTCGCTGGGGCTGACCTCGACCTACCTCTACGCCTCGGGGAACATCTACCTCGGCGCAGACTCCACGCTGACGGCCTCCTACAACGGGCAAATCGACGAAGTGGTGGTGTCGAACCTCTCCAGCATTTCGACGCTGGCGGAGGAGATTCAGCAGCGATACCGTGCTGGCATCATCCTCCAACTCGGCTATCCCGTGACCAAGAACAAGGTCTACTCGGCTGACCGCATCGCTGAGATGCTCACCCTGGCAGGCTTCGGCTCCATCACGGGCGGCTCGGTCTCGGCGCAGTCCTCGCTCAACGTCCCGAACTTCAGCATCTGGACTTCCTACGGAACCTACGCCAACTACGCCTACAACACGGGGCAGGGGACGATAGCGACGGAGCCCTACTACTGGGACTCGCCTATCAGCAGTTCGACGGCCCTCGACCTCATTCAGCAGGTCACGGACACCGACATCGGCTCGTTCTATCAAGACCCGAGCGGCGTGTTCTACTTCGCCCCCCAGAACTACTTCGGAACGTGGACATTCTCACCAGCCGTTCCCCCGTACACCCCGAGCGGAACGTGGGCTCCGAACTCCGTGTTCAACTCGCCCTACTCGTCGCTCGCTGTGCTGGCGGACGACAACACCACGGGGGCGTACATCTATGACTGGGAATCGCTGGAAGTGGTCTACGACGACGTGGACACCTGGACGACGGTGCGCATCACCCCTCAGGCTGGCGTAGACCAGATCTACGAGAACCTGAGCAACGAGCAACGCTGGGGCTTCTCCACGCTGTCCAAGACCTCGACGCTCTCGTCCTCGCTGACGGACGCACTTTCGACGGCCTACTTCCTCGGCTACATCTACCAGAGCCCACTCCCCCGAGTGAACTCCGTGATGTTCCTGAGCGAGACGGTCTCGGGCGGAACGGTGGGCTACAACCTGCCCCTGATGCTGGCAGTCCAGCAAGGAGCGGTGTTTCTGTTCAAGCGCACGATGCCCAACGCTCAGGCGAACTTCGTCAAGTTGCCGATGGCTGTCGAGTCGGTGTCGCACGAGTTCGCCGCCGAACCTGGTCACTGGCACACAACGCTTACACTTGACCCGTACCCTGTACGAGCAGGCGGTAGCAACTGATGACCATCAAGAACACGACAACCTACGGGTCGCAACTCACCTCACTCGGTGACGGGTCGGACGCTTCCTTCTGGCGGCAGAACACGGCATGGACTTCTGGCTCGGTGAAACTCAACACGCCGAACACGCTCTGCTCGAACGGATCGTGGACGGCCTTGACGAGCGTTCTCTCCTCGCCCAACGGCTATGGGGTCACGGGTGGCTTCTACAACTACCTCATCTTCTGGTCATTCGGTTCGGGAAGCACCGCCCCCTCGGCTGGTCTCTACCTCGACGCAGGCATCTCGACCACAAACACGGGAACGGGCGCTTCGATGAACGTCTACAACTCGGAGGTCGGCTACTCGTCCACGAGTGACCGCAACCACTACTCGGGCGTGATTCCCTACAACGCAGGCGGAATCCAGCCCTTCAACCTCAACCTGTACGTCTACGCCAACGGCGGCAACTGGTACGCCTCATACGCATCACTCGTTGTCATCGGCATTAACTAAGGAGAACCCATGTCAGACACACGCAACGCAGTCGTCGAGTGGGCCAAGTGGCTCATGGCGCACAAAGCCGAGATGAACTACACCGAGGGCGGAGACCGCCTTGCCGCCATCGGTGAATGGCCGCCCAAGTTCCCCATCAACACCGACTGCTCGGGCTTCGTGACGCTCTGCTACTGGCTCGCTGGCGCACCAGACCCGACCAACAGCAACTACGGCTCACACGAGGGCTACACGGGAACGGAACTGAACATCGGCACGGAAATCCCCCTCTCACTCGTCGAGCCTGGTGACGCTATCGTCTACGGCCCTGGCACGGGCTGGCACACCGCCCTCGTCGTCGAGGCTGGACACGACCCCCTCACGATCTCGATGGGACAGCAGGGCGACCCCAGCCTCGTTCGTGTCTCTCAGGACGGACGACAGCCGCAACGCTACCTGCGCTTCCGCACCGAGGGAACCCTGCGCACCCCTGCCGACCTTGACAAGCCCACTATCAAGGTGGCGACCCCTGACCTGACCAAGACTGCGCCCCACGTCGAGGCTCCCGTAGTTCACCCAGAACCCCACCAGACCGCCCCAGAAGCCCCTCACGCCGAGGCTACGCACCAGACGGTAGACCACGTTCCAGCGACGGGATTCCCCCTGCTGGGCGAAATCGAACACTTGGTCAAGGAGGTCATCGAAGGGCCGAGTGTGTCATGATGGGCAACCTCAACTCGTTTAACTTCTGGGTACAACTGCTCGTCAGCATCGGCTTCCTCATCGGCATCATCTGGGGAGCCATCAAGACGGTGAACGAGTTCATCAAGTGGTGGCACGGCAAGGTCGCCGCAGTCGCCCTGACCAACCTCGAGACGCAAATCGAGGAAATCAAGAAGCAATACAAGCCCAATGGCGGCAGTTCAATGCGTGACGCTATCAACCGCATCGAGGCCACGCTGAACCGCTTGGACACGAAACTCGACCTGGTGCAGACCGAACTCGACAAGCACCTCGGAGCCCACGAAGGACTATGAAGTACCAGCACCCCATCACGAACGATGAAATCGGACTGGGCGAACACCTCTCATGGATGGTGCAAGCCCGAATCCGTCGCTGGTCATTCGTTGGTTGGGTGACGCTCGCCACGGCGACCTGCTGGGTTATCGGTTCGCCGCTCGTCCTTGAGTGGTGGAACTACTCGGCCTCCTACATGGCGGTCTTCATCGAGTTAGTCGTCGGAATCGCTATGTACGAGCAGACCAAGAACGACGCAAAGGTGATCCGTAAGATTCTCAAGATGGAGACATCTCAGTTCGAGGAACTCAAAGACCTCATCACCCGAGTCGAGACCGACCTCGAAGTCATGCATTACCCAGAGATTACAGATAAGGAAAACAACTAATGGCACTTCTATCAACCACCGCCGAGAACACCGCTATCGCCAGCATCTTCGTTCCCTCGACGACCTACTACCTCAGCCTCCACTCCGCCACGCCTGGGCAGACGGGCGCAAGCGAAATCACGGGCGGCTCATACGCTCGTCAGTCGATTACGTTCGGCGCTGCGTCGGGTGGCTCAGAAGCCTCGACCAACTCGCAGACTTTCACCAACCTGCCAGCCGAGTCAGGCGGCATCCCTTACTTCGGTCTCTGGTCGGCCTCAAGCGGCGGAACCTACATCGGCGGAGGCTCAACCTCTGGCCTGACGGGCTCGCTTCCTGCTGGTATCTCTGTGAACTTCGCCACGGGCGCTGTCACCGTCGCCATCTCCTAATGCCCAATGAGCAGACTTTCACCGCTACGGCTCACGCCACTTATACGCTCCCTGAAGAGGAACCCAAAGAGGACTAATGGACGCACTCAAGAACTTCGCCTACTCGCTGGTGGCTACGCCGCCGTCTCCTGCCACCACAGGAACCTCGCTGACAGTCACGAGTGGACAGGGTGCGCTGTTCCCTGCGGCTCCGTTCGACGCAACCATCTGGCCCTCTGGCGTACAACCCCTTTCGACTAACGCCGAAATCGTCCGAGTGACGGCTGTTGCTACTGACACCCTCACCATCACTCGTGCGCAGTACGGCACGACCGCTCAGAGCATTACCACGGGCTACCAGATTGCCCAGACCATTGACGCAAACCTGCTCGGACAGTTGGCTCCCCTCTCGGGTGCAACGTTCACGGGCGAAGTCGCTGGGCCTGACTTCAACGCCTCTGGGCTGACGGGAGCCACGGCTGGCAGTCGCTTCGTAGGCGCAACCTCATCGGGC